TCTTTTATTTCTTCATTATCTGGACAAATCATTTCTGTATATATTATATATACAAATAATAATGCCGGTGTTTGAAAAATCTTCAAGAAAAGATAAAAAATATATGGTTGTGTATAAAGGTAAAAAAATACATTTTGGAAATAAAAATTACGAACAATTTTTCGATAAAGTACCTCTAAAATTGTATAGTCATTTAGACCATGGAGATAAAAAGCGTAGAGCATCGTATAGAGCAAGACACAAAGCAATCAAACTAAAAGATGGATCTTTGGCATATAAAAATAAAGAACAACCCGCGTATTGGAGTATGGCGTACTTATGGTGAGTTATTACTTACAACAAGGCAACATTACACAATTCTTTTTTAAATGTTTAAGAATTGCCTTATTATTTGCCACCGCTAAAATAAATTCTATGGCATGTTCGAGCATTGGTTCAAAACGTTCATAAAGGTGTACACCAATAATATTCTTTAATGTTTTTAGTACATTGTCTTTTTTATCTGACCCACGCAATTTTAATTTTTCTTGCTCTTTCATTACTTCTGCAATAATAAAATACATGTCTTCCATGTCGACTTTGCCGTTTCCGTCAACATCTAATAGATTTTTTACTTTATTCATTTGCGTATATTATATAATAAGAATTTAAAAAATTATTATATATATAGATAAAAATGGATACTCCTGTATATTCTAAAGAATATTACAAAAATAATAAACAACATATTCTCGATGTACAGCAAAAATACAGGAAAAATAATTTACTATTTGTAAAACAGAATCAGAGGAGTTGGTATATTAAAACTAAAAAATATATTTGTTGTACATGCGGGTCAAAAATATTATTACATAATCTTAAGAATCATGAGAAAACATTAAAACATCAAGGGATATCGCAACAACCAAATCCTAAACCAAAATCAAAACAAAAACCTAAAATTAGTAAACACAAAATTACTAAAATCAAATATCCTATTCCAAATTATTATAGTTTTATTTCAAAAACTGGATTGATAAAATGGAACTGGTAATAATAAAATTTATTAATCTTTTCTTCTTCTTTTTCTTGTACGAGTTCTTTTTTTTTTATTTTCTTCAATTTTAAATTTAAATATTTTACTTTCATTTTTACCAAGAAAGTCATCTAGAGGTTGGGGTACAACTAATAAAATATTTTTATCAAATTGTTTAATTTCATTTAATAATTTATACTTATTTTGCTTTGTTGTCGGTGATGCGACAATTTCTTCTTCCTCTTCTGGTGTTAAGAAATATCCAAATATATAATTAAACATGTTTATATTATATATCAATATATATTTTTAATCTGATGATGCAAAAGTTATAAAGGTATCGTCATCAGTTTCTGGATCATGTGTGTCATGGTACAGGTTGGTAAAACAAGATGAGATCTTAATGTATTTATCTCTCAAATTGTCATAACGTTTGTAAAGTTTCAACGTTGTTTCTTTATCGTTTTTTATTTTTTCGTATAATTTCTTAGTTTTATTCAGTAAAAGCATATATTCTCCATCGTCTAATTTTTCCTTTACTAAAAAAATATCTGTGGATAATTGTTGGAGAATTTCAGAGGAGGTAGATTTGGACATGTTTATTATACGTACATATATAAATACAAGAATTTAAACGACGGATATTTATTCTGATTTACATCGCAGTCTTCTTTTTCTGGTTTCTGGTAAAAATATTTTTTCAGTGGGCAGAGAATATCTTCTTCTCTGGATGGATTCGTAAGATAATATTATTTCCGATGTTTCACTGGATAATGTTTCTGATTTATGTTCTATTTTAGACTTTGTACAATTACCCATTTATATAATATATCTATATAATATATAATGTGTAGAAGATCTTGTTGTGATTTGTGGAAATACGTAATATGTTGGTGCTTTTATGACAATGATGATGACCCTTTCGACGTACATGCTATTTTGCATTGGGGGGATCAACTTACAACAGATAAAGAATTGTATGGGGCTTCAATATAATAACAAATAAAGAAAATAATATATATTATATACACATTAATAAAAAATATTATACCATGGGTAATTTCGTATCTATTATTCTTTCAAGAGAGAATCTGTACAATCAAGATAAAGAGATTGATTCTACAGATAATATTAAAATTAATATTTTTCACCAATACACAGAAAAAGAATGGTCTCGTTATTATATGAAACAAGATAACGGGATGGATATTATTGGATAGTAATAATTTCTTCGCATCTTGTACATACATAATATGTTATAAATGATTCTAAATATATTTCGCTTGGAACCCATCCGTGAATATGTAGCGTTCTAGAGAATATACGTTCTTGGATATTTATTAGATTATATTTTTCAAGAAAGTCTGCTATCTTGTTCATAATATGATTCATTAAATATTCTTCGGTCGTTGTTTCATTAACATTTACATAAATTTCGAAACCTTCAATATCGTCATCACTAATTATTATTTTTACAATTCTGGTAGTCATGGTATAAATTTGTATATATGTTATATATTCTTTTTTTATATATAACAATTGTTATACAAGATATACTCCTCTTTCATGTAAAACGTATGATGGATATAATGGGTTCTTTACCAAGAAAAACCATCGAGAATTTAGATGTAAGCATCTTAAAATTTCTTTGTCCTCCCAATTCTCATAATTTTTCAAGTATGCTTTGATATGTTTCCCGTTAGATTTTGGGAACAAGCATATACCCAAGGATTCATTCAAAACACGTCTGCTCTCCCAACCGTTCGTTATTAAATGAGATGTACATACGACAGAACTTCGATAGTGTCGGCCACATTCCAAAAGATCATTTCTAAATGCCTCGATCCCTTTACGAGTCCCTCGATCCGATATAGTTGCGATATCATCAAATAAAAATAGGGAGTTTTCTACATCCTCCAAATCCATTCCATTCATGGAAACTTCATATGCATCAGGCCTCTCAGGTGATAATTTATCTAAACACTCATCTTCATCTACAGATGAAAATATATAAAAGTTATTTTTTCTATTTTGTTTTAAATAATTATATATCCATCTACTGGAAAAAACACTTTTACCCGATCCGGAAATGCCTGATACAAGAATTTTTTCAACAAGTTTTGGATGAGGTAGAGGCTCTAATTTGCCCCCACTTCTTAGAGTAAATTTTGATGTTTTATTTTTAAGATAATCTTTACATTTATAAAAAATATCTGTTAGTTTTTCTTGATCGGGTTCTAAATTCTGTAATATAGCATCTTGTAATATTTTATATTCTTCTTCATTACATTCTTCTAATATTTTTTTTGATACATCTTTTATGTCATAAGGCGTCAAATTAAGATACATGTACATTTTGTCCTCTTTTCCTCCACGGACTCTAGCAATTGGGAATTTGTTGTTTGATAGTTTTTTCTGTTTGGATAACTTGAAAGACATTTAATTTTATTATAATCTTTGTATATAATATAATAAGATAAAATGTCAGGGAATCTCACCGAGTTAAAATTTTCAAGCATGGTACCCGTTCAAGTTTCTAACTCAATGTCAAATGAAATTCGACTTTACGGAAATATTAATAAAATGATATCTAGACAGGCGATTTGGGAAGCCGACATGAGTCAGTCGCATAAAAGTTATAATCGCATGAGCGGTTTTCAAGGAGCAAGATTACCTCTTGGAACTACGGAGGGGAATCCTCGCAATTTTCCATACTGGGGTCTTATGACGCCTCCAAATAATTCTTCAAGACCTGCTCTTTCGTCGCTAACGGCAGACGAGATACCACAAATAATACAACTTAACGCACAACAAGCAGAAAAAGAAAGAATGTATGTGAATAAATTGGCATTCTCTATGCGGATGAATAATCCGTATTTACCCCAACATTTCGATTAAAATACATAAACAAAAGAAAAGATATAATATAATACAGACACAATGACTAGAAAATTAACAATCGAATCATGTCAACAGGTCGCAGAAGAAAGAGGGGGGAAGTGCTTATCAACCGAATATAAAAATAATAGAACAAAAATGAAATGGGAATGTTCTAAAGGGCATATTTGGGATGCCATATTTTCCAGTATTAAAAATATTAAATCATGGTGTCCAGATTGTGGGGGGTCGAAAAAACTAACAATAGAACAATGTAAAGAGTTTGCTATTACTAAAAATGGCAAATGCTTATCCGAAGTCTATACCGATAAAGAAACACATTTATCTTGGGAATGCTCTTTGGGTCATCAATGGAACGCAAGGTTTGGTCATATTAAAAATAGTAAATCATGGTGTCCTGAATGTAGTAAATCAAGGTCAGAAAAAATGTGTAGAAAAATAATTGAAGAACTAACAAATGAAAAGTTTCCATCTGTTAGACCTGATTTTTTAAGACATTATAAGACAGGGTGTAATCTAGAACTTGATGGATATTGTGAAAAACTAAATATGGCATTTGAATATCATGGAATACAACATTACGAATATATAAAATTTATGCATAAAAATAAACATAATAATTTTAAGACAAGAAAAGAAAGAGACCTTCTTAAAATTGATATGTGTATCAAGAATAACATTAAACTTATTATTATCCCATATTGTTATAATTACAAGAACGAAAAAAAATTAAGAGATTTTATAAAAAACTCTATATAATATATACAACAATGGATAAAATAATTTTGAAAAGTGAAGACTATTCTTTTACAGGATCTGATATGAAAGAAATGACTGATAATTTATATAAAATCTATAAATACGAAGAACTATCTTCATTTGATAATATAGACCAAGTTCTAGGAGATAATAGGGGTAGTATTATCTTGTACGCATCTACGAGTAATTCGGAGGGACATTGGTGTTGTCTTTTTCGTGATAATAATACAATATATTTTTTCGATAGTTATGGTTTTTCAATCGACGAAGAATTAGTATATTCTGAATTTCATATGAGAATTCATAAAGGGGTTCCTGTTCCACATTTATCTCATCTTATAGAAAAATCAAATTATTCTGTAGATTCAAGTAAATATAAACTGCAGGTAATGAAACAACAAACCAGTACATGCGGAAGATATGCTGGTGCAAGAATTAAGCATAGAAATTTATCACATGAAGAATTTGCTGATTTATTAATAAAAAATAAACATTATCCACCTGATTTCTGGATTGTTGTAATGACACAAAATTATGGAGATCAGTGGAATGATACATAAAAATTATATTAATACTATTTTTTTAGATTCCTCTATTATTTTTTTATTTATATACTATATAATACAATAAAATGTCGTTTGTCATCAGCCGCGAACCCCGAACACAACTAAAAAGCGAAGCAGAATCTCTTCATGTCATTCATCAGGGAGGACAGCGAGTTTCTTATCAATCTTTAACTTTTGATTCTTATCAAGTCAATTCTCCTCTTGTCTCGGCGATTGTCACCATAAATCCCCCCAGCTCACAGACAATTATGGATTCTTTCGTTAAAGTTAAATATTATCTTGAAGTCACTGTTACCGGTGCTGACCTTGAACTTGGAAGCAACGATTGCCTCCGACAATTTCCCGTGAATTCTTTGATTGATGTCACCAGTATCAAAATTAACGGAGAAACTGTTTCCGATACTACTGCCGATCTTTTACATGCTCAACTTTGCTATGGTAATGAAGCAGAGGATCGCCGAAAATCTTGGAGTACAACTGCATCCATGTGTGACCAATTCCAACAATTGGACGACTATTTGGTTCTGGGAATGGGGCGCAATGTCGCATCTGAATATGGAGAAAATGTACAAGAACCAACTAGAGCTTCGGTGAAATATGAACTTGTTTCTCCTCGTGTTGTTCGTTTTGAAGTTGTTGAACCCTTGTTTATTTCCCCTCTATTTAATGGATGTGGTCGTCAGCGAGAGGGTCTTGTTAACATCAATGAACTTCACCTTAACCTGAGATTCAAAGCAGATACTCAGCGTATTCTTACATGTGCTCCTCGTGTTATTCCTGCTCCTAATATCACCGGTGTTTCTTGTGTTTTCTATCAAGCACCCGAGGTTCAGGTTTGTTATATTACACCTGATAACTTGTCCCCTATTCCTTCGGTTATGACTAGACCTTACGTCAAACCCCGAGAATATCTTCGACAACTTCAACCCCT